GTGCATACCTCGCTTCACATACACCACTTGCTGGTGCTGTTGGTGAATTGGCAATGACCACATTGACGTTCACTGGTGGAACAATCGTCAAGACAACTTCTTGATCTAACAACTTCACGAGAAGGAAAACAAAATGAAAATTGCAATGACTGTCGTATATAACGACGGAACAGAAAAGAACCTTGAAGCGGTGTTTGCTGACTTCGTAGCGTTTGAACGTGTCTGGTCACGAAGCGTTACCAAGTTTGAAGAAGAACTACGCCTGACTGATCTTGCGTGGCTTGCTTGGCATTCTGAGAAACGACGCAGAGAAACAACGCAACAGTTTGATCCTGATTGGATTGGATTGATTGAGGAAATAAAGATTACAGAAACCGATGATGGTGATCTCCCTTTGGAGATGAGTCAGCCCACTTCCTGATTGCGTATCTCGCGGTTGAAACAGGCATACCTGTTTCGGTGTTGCTGGCAGAACCTGATGATCATCTTGACGCAATGTTCGCGTATCTGAATTGGAAGAACAATCCAAACTTACGCAAACGGAAACCAACGTCAAACGTTGCTACTCTTTCTGAGTTAGATAAGTTGCTGTAACATAACTGCATGGCTCAAATAACCGCAGTGCATGGTGTTCAATCAACAATTCAATATCTGCAACGCTTTGAGCGTGATGTATTCAAAGAGATTCGCAAAGAGTTGATTGATTCCGCCAAGCCAATTGTTGTTGCTGTTCAAGGTGAGTTTCCAAAACAGCCTTGGAATTCTAAGCGCGGAGTGAACTGGACTAAGTACGGAAGAACGCAACGTGGCAGGAAGTCACCTGACTCTGCTGGCGCATCATTTCCTAGATACCAGTATGCGAAGGTCAAGCGTGGTGTCAAGGCTGATACTGGTTCAACAAGACGTAGATCAGATGGCACCTATACGATTCTGCGTATCAAACAAACTGATGCTGCTGCATCTATTTATGACCTTGCTCAACAAACACAAACAGCCAATGCTGCGTCATTTATTATTAACTTGAACAAGACAAAACGTGGGCAACCAAACAGTCGTGTAATGTTCCCAACAGTTATCAAAGCGATGCCGAAAGTTATCAAAGACGTTATGAAAATACTGGACAAAATTGAATCGCGATACAGCGCGGAGATCGCTACTGATACACAGACGCGAGCAGCACAAAGCGCACGTGCAAAGAATCAATTGCGTAACGTTCTTGGTCAATTCGGAAAGGGTTTCTGATGGCTATTAGTGTTCCAATTATTGCGTCGTTTGATGGGCGTGGTGTATCAAAAGCAATCAAGGACTTCAAGCGACTTGAAGGTGCTGGCAACAAGATGGCGTTCGGTTTGCTCAATAGCAATGCTGCGGTCAATAAAGGTATTGCACAGTTCGCTAAGTTCGGTGCTATTGGTGCTGGTGTTGTTGGTGTTATAGGTGGCAAGTTAGTTCAGGCTGCTTATGAGTCACAGAAGGTAATGAAACAAACTCAGGCAATCATTACGGCAACTGGTGGTGCAGCAGGTTTGACTGCGAAGCAAGTAGCAGATCTGTCAGAGAAACTTTCTATGCAAACTGGCGTTGATGATGAACTTATCCAGTCATCAATGAACTTGCTGCTGACGTTCAAGCAAGTGCAAGATCAGGCTGGCAAAGGCAACGACATATTCACGCGCGCTTCAATGGCTGCATTGGATCTTGGCAACGTATTCGGCAGTACAGACGCAGCAGCGAAGATGTTAGGTAAAGCATTAGCAAACCCAACTAAGGGTGTTTCAGCCTTGGCAAAGGCTGGTGTGAACTTCAGTGACGCACAAAAGAAACAGATCAAGACGCTTGTTGATTCAGGAAACATTCTTGACGCACAAAAACTCATTCTCAAAGAAGTTGAATCACAGGTCGGTGGCACAGCGCGAGCATCAGCAACAGCGTTTGATTTGATGCAGGTTGCTGTCGGTAACGTCGCAGAAGATCTTGGTGAGATATTGCTACCATTCGTAGAAAAGTTTGCCACGTATGTCACGAACGTTGTTGTGCCAAAGTTGCAAGAGTTCGCAAAGATTGTCGGTGAAGAAGGAATCGGTGGCGGATTCAAGTATCTAGGTGAACAAGGTTTAGAAGCACTCGGCAAAATGAATGGTTGGGGTGATCTTGTCTATGGAGTAGTTGCTGCTGTGATTGCTTTGAATGTTGCGACAGGGATCTACACAGCGACACAGACTATTGCCACTATCGCTATGGCTGCTTTTGGTACTGCTGCAACTGGAACTGCGATTGCTGTCAATGCTGCGTTGTTTGGTATCCCTGCACTTGTAGGTTTAGTTGTTGTTGCTATTGTCGCGTTGGCTTTAAGGTTCAAAAGTTTTCGCGACTTAATTAGTAGCGTTGGCAGAACTTTGTTTGATGTTTTCAAAACAGTTGGCAACTTCTTCTTTGACAATGTTGTTAATCCAATTGTTCGTGGAATCAACGTTTTAATCAAAGCATTCAACTCATTGCCTTTGCTTGGTGATATTCCGTTGCTAGGTGAACTACAAATTGGTACGGACAAAGCAGTTAAGGGATTAGCGAAAGTTGCTAGTGCTGCTGACTTCCGAAAGTTTGAAGGCTTCAATGATGGCAAGAAGAAAACACCCAAGACCCCTAAGACACCCACGATACCTACTGACGGTAAGGGTAAAGAAACCGCTACGGAAAAAGCGAAGAAAGCCTTAGACAAATACACATCAGCGTTGAAGTTGTTTGGTCAAGAAACAAAGCAATACAAGCAAGCAGTCAAAGATGTTGAAGGCGCGCAACTGTCGCTTGCTAACGCGACTGATGATGTTCGTGTTGCACAAGAGAAGTTCAACAAGATCAGTAAAGGCTATGGCGCAGGAAGCAAAGAGGCTGCTGTTGCTACGCGAGATCTTGCTGATGCTAATCGTTCTGCTGTACGGGCAACTTTATCTTTGCGTGACGCTACGCGGAACGTTGCTGACGCACAGAAGGTATTGAATGACTTGAAGTCTGGCAAGGTTGTTTCCGAAGCAGAAGGTGAATTGGCTTCCGCTACACAGAAGGTTGCTGACGCACAGCAGGCTGTTGCTCTGGCGCGCAAGTCAATGCGCACATCATCTATCACTAGGGCAGAGAAACAACTTGAAGATGCTTTAGATCTGCAAGCGCAAGCAACCGAAAAAGTAAATGACGCGAGAGCATTAGCAACACCTGAGGCAATACGCGATGCAGAAGAAAACTTGACTACCGCAATTCTTGATCAAGAAGATGCACAGATTGCATTAAGTGATGCACAGCAAGAAGTTATTGATTTACAGAATGAACTTAATGACGTTGTGAATGGTGCTGCTACTGATTCGCAGAAATACAAAGATGCACAGAAAGAATTAACTGATGCTCAGAAAGCCGAACGTGACGCTGTTGATCTGCTTACTGATGCGTATGACAGACAGAAAGATGCTGTCAGGGAATTGGAACAAGCCAAGAAGGATCTTGCTATTGCTGCGAAAGGAACTACAACAAAGCAAGAACGTGATGCACAAATAGCAACAGGAATCACTGCACCCGTATCTGGTGGTGGTAGTGACTACAACTTCTCTAACGGTGGTTTGCCAAGCATTGACTTCTCAAACATTGACTTTTCAAACATTGACTTCTCAGGGATTGACCTCAGCAGCCTATTTGCAGGAATGCCATTCATGGCTGACGGTGGCATCGTGAACAAACCAACAGTTGCAATGATTGGTGAATCAGGAAGTGAAGCGATAATCCCACTAGACAGACTGAACACTGGTGGCGATACATACAACATAACTATCAACAGCAAGATCGCGGACAATACATTGCCTGACTTGCTTGTTGCTGAACTACGCAAATTCAATAGACGTTCAGGTGCGATAGATATTCAGGTGTCGTAAGTGGGTGGGCTGAACGACATTGGTACATACCTTGTAGAACTTGATGCTGGTTTCTATCAAGATGTTTTTACTCTTGACGACGACGCGCTCGGCATTCTGGACTCGGACTTCCTAGATGGATCAACAACGTTCAATGATGTAACACAGTATGTGACAAGTGTTTCTATTAAGCGTGGGCGTAATAGTCAAGACGCACAGTTTGGTGCAGGTACTTGCAGCATTGTTATTGACGATCTTCTAGGTCAGGACAAGTTCAGCGTTGCTAACAGTGCAAGTCCGTATTGGAATGTTGATCGTGGAAGGCTCGGCTTTGAACCACGTCGCGCAGTCCGTATCTCACGCAACGGTGAATACATCTTTGTTGGTTTGATTATTCAATACAACACACAGTTCAGTATGGACAATCACAACATGATCTACGTTGAATGTGTTGATGCTTTTCTCAACTTAACTACTACAACTATTAACGATCTAACACCGCCTGCTGAATCGTCTGGTGCAAGAGTGGACAGAATCTTAGGTTTGCCTGAGATTGGTTTCCCAACACTTCCTGCACCTGTTATCGCTACTGGTGTTGCAAACCTTTCTAGTATTGCAATCAACACACAAACACCTCTTGCATATTTCAACGAACTTATTGCAACTGCTGAACAGGGCAGAATGTATATAGATCGCAATGGTGTTTTCTATTGGGAAGAAAGAACACCGAACTCAACGGAGTTATCACCCACTATTATTTTTGGTGACGATCCGTTAGATGCAACACAGATACCATATGAAACGCTTGAAGTAATTTATGAATAGGTTTGTTTATGTCTGTTGTTAGAAAAACATCTATAAGACCAGACAGCATTATTAACGACGTCACTATTGTTATTGCAGTCAATCCTGTTGTGCCCGTACCAGTAGAACAAACTGTTGTCGCTGTTGAGTCTCAAATAAACTATGGCGTTCAAAGCATCGTTATCCAAGACTCACCACTTGCTACTAACGCTGAGGCTGCAATACTTGCTGACTATTTTATTCGTAGTGAACCAAACTTTTGGTACACAGGTCTATCAATAAATATGCACGCTCTTACACCAACCGAACGTACTTCTGTATCAACGTTAGACATTGGTGACTTCGTTGCCGTAATCAAGTCTTTCAAATACGGAACACCACCTATCGTACAAAAAAACCTTTTTGTTGAAGGCATTGACCACAGAATCACTACAACCACCCATCACATTGACTTGTACTTTTCCCCTGTGGGATTCTCTCAACCTTGGAATAGTGTGACACCTACCCTTACTTGGGGTGACGTTCCCTCTGGTGTAACATGGAGCAATCTGATCTGGACTATTCTTTAAGGAACATATGGCTGGCACAACTACAAACTTCGCGATCCCATACCCATCATCTACTGATTATGTAACTGATGGCGCAACAGCCATGAAGTCACTTGCCGACCAAGTAGATGCTGCAATGTTCACAGGCTCATCATCAGGCAATTTGCTTAACAATGGGGCTATGCAGGTCAGCCAGCGTTCACCCGTTGGCACAGCCGTTACAGGAATCACTTCAGGCGGATTCAAAACTGCTGACCGTTGGGATATGAACATCGCTACGCTAGGTACTTGGAGTCAAACAACTATCGCTCAAGCACCTACTGGTTCAGGGTTTCGTAACTCCCTAAAAATGGCTTTCACGGGAACACCGATTGCTACACCTGCTGCTGGTGCTGAACTTCAAATACGACAAAAGATTGAAGGACAAAACCTTCAAGCAATCCGCAAAGGAACAGCATCAGCCAAAACACTCACATTGTCTTTTTGGGTTGCATCTTTTCAAACAGGAACATTTATCTGCGAACTTGAAGATGCAGACAATAACCGCAATGTTAGTGCGTCATACACAATTAATGCTTCTAACACTTTTGAGTACAAAACAATTACATTTCCTGCTGATACAACTGGCGCATTTGACAATGACGCAAACGCTTCTTTGGTTGTCATTTGGTGGCTTGGTGCTGGTTCAAACTTTACCAGCGGAACACTTGCAACAACATGGGTGACACCAACAACAGCCAATCGTGCTGTTGGTCAAACTAATGTCGCATCATCAACAAGCAATACTTGGTTCATGACAGGCGCACAATTAACTGTTGGCTCTATTGCTACACCATTTGAGTTCAAATCATACGCTGATGACCTCGCTGCGTGCCAACGATACTTCTACATTCTTGGCACAAGTATTAACGGTGCATCAACAACACTCTATGACATTTTTGTTGGAACTTTTGCTGACCAGACAACTTGGTGTCGCTATGCAATTCCTTTACCTGTGCAAATGCGCGCCTTGCCAACCTTTGCATCAGCAACAGCAAGTGGGAGTAACTTCCAGAATCTTTGTGCAAGTGGCGGTCAAAATGCCTCAGCAACTGGGGCAGTAATACAATCAACTAACAGCGCATCTGTATATCTTTATTCATCGGGTGGAACAGTTGGTTTCTCTGCAAGTTTCCGTATGAACAATGCGAACACTTTTATCTCGTTCTCGGCGGATTTGACATGAAATACCAAAAAGCAAATTTTGATTCAGTAACAATGATTGTATGCACAGATGAGAATGAAAAAGAAATGTGGATTCCTTGCGACGAGTACAACTGTGATTATCAGGCGTATCTTGCGTGGGTTGCTGAAGGTAACACAGCAGAAGAATGGACAGGTGAATAATGGCTGGTTTAGGAGAGAAACTTTTTGCATCGTTTAGCAAACTAACTGCTGCACAGGTCAATGGTTATTTGATGGATCA